GGATAAAGGGATCCTTATTAAACTCCCACCAGAACGACCATTGAGTAAGATCAAGTCCTAGTCTGGATCCCCTGCCGCCGGTTACAGGGCCTGTCGATGGTCCCGTAGGTCCCGTAGGTCCACCTGTCGCAGGCCCCTGAGGACCACCCGTAGAAGGCCCAGGTCTTCCTGTGCTAGGTCCAGCAGGACCACCAGTAGTAGGTCCAGAGGGTCTTCCAGTATTACCGCCACCAGGGCCAGGGGGAACTACATCACCAGGACCGCGATACTGACCTCCATGGGCCAAAAGAGTTGCTGTAAGAAATAAAACGCTTAGAAGTGTCTTCATGGTAATTATACTCTACTTGTATATATCTTAGTCTAGGACGTACTCTACTGTTATAGCTACGATTAACCAAAAAGCGAAGAGGAAAATAATTTTAAGCTCTTCTGCCGTTACGGGGTCAGCTTTACGCTTTGCCATATCCTTTTTTACGCCGCTTCATATTTATTAAGCCTTAGATATATTTCATCTAGGGCTTCTGACATGAGTTTAACTCTTTCGTTAAGAATTTGTAACTCGTATGTGGGGACTTCTCTCCACTTCACAGTTGTCTCTGATAGAGTTAACAACCATGAGATCGAACCTTCAACAGCAATTAACTCGCTGATGAGACTTTTAGGCTTGGATCGCATAAGAGTATCCTGAACCTTTTTAGGGAAGGTTCATAATTATTTACTACTCCTGAGGATAATTATGATGTATATCCTTCGCCCGCCGGTAGATATCTTAGGAGGATACTATGCTATTACTAAAAAAATTCGGTCTGCGTCCTGTTACTAATTGCTGTGCGGGAAGTTGACTAATGCCCTTGCATTAGAGGATAAACTTTAAGGTATATTAACCAAGTGGATGCACAGCCTACGCATCCTGCAAACAATACATCTAATACCCCAAATGGGGAGTATTGAGTGAAGGGATTCCAGTAGAGTGAAGACCAGAATACTGCGGACCAGAATCCCGTACAAAGGATACAATTCACTAACTTACCTAAGAAAGGTGAGATCTTTCCTACCCTATTTCTAAAAGGTGCCATTACCGTGGAGTTTACAATAATAGTAGCCAACCCAAAGGTGGCGAGCATCCAAACCAACATATCTACTAATTGAATCATTTCGGTAATCCGTTTGTTTTATCTACAGGAAGTTTACAGGGAATGTCAACATTCCACTCTTTCATAAACTCATCTTTGGCTTTATACCAGCCTTCTCTCATCTGCCCATCAGACTCATGCCTGATCATTATAGGCACCACGTAGTTGGCATACCCCTTATAGTGGGCTAAAAACGTCATGTGGATGTCGTAGTAGTCCCAACCACTAGATAGATAGTCAGGCTGGGTCAGTCCAACATCCTTTATAGTCTTGTATGTTGCAGCAATGAGGCATCCATCTAGAACTACAACTTGGCCTGCGGGACCGAAGTAGTTGGGGGTCATTGTCTCCTCATTATCCCCTTGCCAGACAAATCCTCTGGTTTCCCCCGTCTGGCGTGCAGCCCACCATGATCCATTTTTGGTGAAGTTACAGGCTCCTGCAACTCCTACAAACCCAACTCCGGGCTTCTTGGCTATTTCAATTAACTTAAAGAACTTAGATGGTGTGGATAGAATCTCTACATCATCATGTATAAATACGATGATATCATCATCTTGCAACGTCTCCTTTTCAATAAGGCCCTGGACGTTAGCGTTATGACCTTCGTAAATTGAAGGGGCATCAATCGCTACTTTAGTAGTATGACTATAATTATCCAGTGCGATAAAAGTATTACGGTTCTTTGATTTTGATCGGGTACATACACTTAAGTAGATCATATGGTTAATAATACACTTACCTTAGAGGAAATCAAGAAAGAGTTTTTAAAATGCAGAAATAGTTGTGACTACTTTATTAAGAACTACATTAAAGTAGTTCACCCTATGCGCGGCCTTGTCCCCTTTGGTCTGTACCCCTTCCAGACTAAAATCTTAAGGGAGTTCCAAGACTACCGACTTTCTATCTTGAGTAAGTTTCGTCAGGCTGGATGCACCACCTTAATGGCTGGCTATGCTTTGTGGTTTATTTTGTTCCAACCTAATAAAAAGGTTGCGATCCTGTCCAAGGGTGATTCCGAAGCTACAGAAGTTGTTTCTAGAATTAGATTAATGTATGACGAGCTTCCCATCTGGTTGCAGCCTAAGACCACTAAAAACAATGATCATACGCTAGCTTTAGAGAATGGCTCCTCCATCCAGTCAAAAGCTTCAGGTAAGCAAAGTGGTAGATCCCTAGCTGCCTCCCTACTAATTATTGATGAGGCTGCGTTCATTGAGTACATTGACACTATTTGGGCTGCTGTGGGTCCTACAACGTCCACTGGAGGGCGCGTATGTGTCTTATCGACTGTTAACGGTATAGGTAATTGGTTCCATAGGATGTACTCACAGGCGTTAGAGGGATCAAACGGTTTCCATGCAATTAGGATTAAATGGCAAGAGCACCCTGAATACCACTACCACGAAGGCTTCGAATGGCTGTATGAGGAAATGCAATCCTACAACCCTCCTATTAACGTTAATGATTGGGAGGCTGTCACCAGGAAGAAGCACACCTTTAAGGAGTGGATGCAGGAGTATGAGTCCAACTTCCTGGGAACTGGTGAAACTTATGTTGACGGGGAGATTCTTAGAAGCCTAAAGGAGAATTGTAATAAAGACTTCTGGATTCGTTACAATAATAAAATGAGGATTTGGGAAGACCCTCAACCCCACCACGAGTATGTCCTTGCTGCTGATCCCTCAATAGGAAGGGATAGGGATTATTCAGCATTCCATATTATTGACATCTACAACGGCAAACAAGTAGCAGAGTTCTACTCCAATAGAACTCCAATCAATGAGTTCGCCAAAATTATAGCAGATGAAGCAAGGCTTTACAATACTGCCTTTGTTTGTCCTGAGAGAAATGGTATTGGTAATAACCTGATTTACTTCCTTAAGGAAGAGCTTGAATACGAGAATCTAGTTCAGGACGATAAGAGAGACATAGGAATACTGATCACTCAGAAAAATAAAGAGAATCTACTGGCCGATATGGAGCATAATATAAGGTCGAATAGGGTTCTCATTAACTCGGAAAGGCTTGTCAACGAGCTTTTAACCTTTGTTATAGATCCCGATACTGGGAAGATCAAGCCAGACTCTCACTGCCATGACGATTTAATCATGGCTTATGCTACTGCTGTGCATATTTTTAACAAGTTAAGAACAAATTCCTTCATAGAATCAAGTGAATCTGAAGATAAAACTTATATCCCACCCGCGATACAGAATGCATATACATATAACATAGGTACGTCCACCGGGGAACTCACTAAAGAGAATATTAAATGGCTGATAGGAAGATAAACGAAGGATTCACTGAATTTGCTGACACGACGAAGCCCTACAATCAGCCATGGGGCATGATTGGAAGGTTTTACCGTAAGTTTTTTGCGCGAGAAGTCGAAGATGTAAAAGATGATCAGTATGTAGACCCGATCACGAACCGCTCTATCTCTCCCCCCAAGCCCTTGCAAGGAGACGCTGTCCAGAACACCGACGTTGTTAGGATCGCTTCAGAGGTTGGGTATGAGAAAACTTACTATCCAGTAATCCCCCAGTTAGAATACGAAAGGAAGAAGAGGTATAAAGAGTATGAGGATATGGACGGATATCCTGAGATTAGTAGTGCCTTCGACATCTACGCCGATGACTGTACCCAAGAAAACATTGACGGTACTAAATGGGATATTGTAACTGATGATGAACTGGTTAGGGACGAAATCGCTGACATGTTCGATAACATTAACCTGGATCGATACCTTTGGGACATCACCAGAAATGCTTGCAAGTATGGGGATATTTTCCTTGAAACGATCATCGATCTAAACGAAGCCAAACGAGGTATTCAAAGGATTAAAATTCTAAACCCTAACTTTATCTTTAGAGTTGAAGATGAGTTTGGTTACCTGAGACAGTTTATCCAAGAGATCCCTAAGAAGAATGATTGGACTAGTTATGGTGGAGTTGGCCCTAGCTTGGACGATACCAACCACTTACCTTTGGATCCTGGGCAAATAATCCACCTAAGACTTCATACGTCTGACCCTTCCCACTACCCTTATGGAAAGGGTATTGCACACTCAGCTAGAGTTACCTACAAGTCTTTGAAAATGATGGAAGACGCAATGCTTATCTATAGGCTTGTACGTGCTCCAGAAAGAAGGATTTTCTATATTGATACTGGGTCATTACCTGCTTCTAAAGCTGAAATGCACATTAAGAAGCAGATGGATAAGTTCAAAAAGAAAAAGAGCTTTAATTCACAGTCGGGCAATATCGAAGAAAACTTCAATGCCTTAGCCGCTGATGAGGATTTCTACATTGCCGTTAACGGTCAAGGTAGTGGAACTAAGATTGAGACTCTTAAAGGTGCAGATAACCTTGGAGAGGTCGATGACGTTAAATACTTCCGAGACAAACTATTAGCTGCCCTCAAGGTCCCTAAAGATTACATCGTAGAGAAGGATACCTCTCCTGAAAGAAAGGCCAACCTTGCTCAACTAGATGTTAAGTTTGCTAGAGTTATCGGAAGAATCCAAAAGTCGATCGAGATTGGGATTGAGACTATCGCAAAGAGACATTTAACTTTAAAGGGTTATCCTAGCATTCTAATTGATAGTCTAAAGATAAAGCTGCCCGCACCTAGTGACATGGCGAAACAACGCCAACTTGGCCTTGACGAGCAGAAAGCTATGGTTGTTGGGGCGGTGAAGCAATTAGGACTCTTCCCTATCAGTAAGATCCTAAAGGATTACTACCAGATGACAGACCAGCAGATAGAGACTATGAAGGATCAACTTGAAAGTGAAATGAACGATCCTGTATATGCTCAACTTGCTGCCGCTGCCGCTGGTATGCCGATGGCTCCCCCAGGCGCACCAATGGATCCTGGGATGGATCCTGGGATGGACCCAGGCGCACCACCTGCGGGGCCGGGGGAAACTCCTCCTCCCCAGATGGAAGCTTTAGATCTGAATAACATGAAAAATATGGCCCTAAAGGCTGGATGTGATGACGAATTACTGAGGCTATTAGAAGACGAAGGTCTTAAGTAATTTATTTTAACAAATTTAAACTGCAAATTTAAGCTAAATAAAATTGATATACTGGAATAGTTATGTTAACAAACCTTATTGAGAATCGTGGAAAAGAATTTAGCAATCTTCTAAAGATAGGAGATTACTTGGCTAGAACTCTGAGAGAAAATGTAGAACTCTTTTATGTAGATGAAGGAAAGGCTACTTACATCACAGAGAGCGGTTCTGTTATTTCGGGTGAATACTCCCCTAAGCCTACCTTAAGGCTTACTAATATTGTAGTAGAAGATTCTTCAATACTGGAAGATCAGAAGTCTTTTGAGGAGGTCGCAGACAAGAAGGTCTCTGTGTTACTTGCGGACTTACTAGAGAACGATTACTCAACTGCGGAAAACACTTTTGATAACATATTATCCTTATACGAGACTAAGCTTTCCTTTGATAGAGTGAAGATTCGACTAGAAGAGAAGACCGCTAGATTTGGTGATAGTACCAAGATCGTGTCCTCTGACCAGTTTAAAAGAACGTTGGAGATCAAGGATCACCTCGTTAAATTCCTTAAAGAGAACAAGGATATCTCCAAGAAGATATCTATCCGAAATGGGATGAAGCTAGTGACTGTGGTTGCAAAGTCGTTCAACCTGCCTAGAAAGACTGTTGCCGATATTAAGAAAGATAAGATTTTCGAGGTAACTACTAAGGGTAACTCTAGTGTCTATGAGCACTTATGTAGACAGGAGCTAGTCCAAAAGGAACTCCTAGAAACTAAGAAGATGTTTGATAACATTTGGGTTGACAATAAGATAGTACACGAGTTGTCGGAAATGGTGTTTGAGTCTGATGAAGACCTTGTTAGAGGTAAAGTTGCCGCTTTGGTTTGTGACGCTCCTTACTTCTCGCTAGCCACCAAGAAACAAATAGGTAACCTAATGCATAACTCTCTCAACCTTAATGAGGTGAAGATCACTAACAGAGACATCAATGCTTTTGTTAGTAAGATCTACGAGATGAAGAAGCCAGTCAAGGCTCATGTCTTGAGTATTCTTAACGAAAAGTATGGAATCAACATCAAGAACCTTAAGGATGTTCCTACCTTTAGAAACCTCCTCATAAGTGAAGGAGAGATCTTAATCAGCATTGCCAAGGAAGCCCCTAAGGCTTCTGTGGTTCGCAAGTCCTTACTGGAGCTTGCATCTAGCCTTAAGCTTAAGAATGGCGCAGAATCTATTGATCTCGCAGACTTCCTTAACGAAGTGTTCTCTGAGGCTGAGTATTCCGAAGTACTAAATGAGACTAGTCTCACTAGCTACTTAGACTTTAATAGAGTTGCAGATGATCTGGGTAAGATTGGTCAAGTGTTAAAGATGATCCAACCCATGGTTGCCGGTGCTCAAGGTCCTATGGGGCAAGGTATGGATCCGGCAATGGATCCTGGTGCAGAACCCGGTATGGACCCAGCGATGAGTCCTGGTGGCGAGCAGCCTGGGCTTCAGCAGCCCCTCGACGGTGGTGATCCTCTAGGGTCCCCCGATCCAATGGAAAGTGGGGAAGAAGGTCCTTCTGAGATCATGCCAGACGCTCAAGAAGTCGCAGATGAAGTGCAAGCCGAAGAAGGCTTCGAAGGCGAAGAAGAGATGGAAGGCATGGAAGGCGAAGAAGGCATGGAAGGTGAAGAAGACATGCCACTAGAGGGCGCACCGGAAATCATGCCAGGAGAGGGTGAGGAAGAAGCTCCCGAAATGGGAGAGGATGACCTAACGGCACAACTAACCAACATTGAAAACATGCTTAAGGATCTTATTGGTGACGATGGCACCGAGGAAGAGTTTGAGGGTGAGGAAATGGAAGGTGAGGAAATGGAAGGTGAAGACTTCGTAGAAGATGACGGAGAGGAAGAGTTTGAAGAAGAAGAGGATGAAAAGCCTAAAAGACCAGACCCTTCCCGCTACAAGAACTAACACTTACTAGGACATAATGGCACTAGGAGACAATACAAGCAATGACATACCCTTAGGGGTAGGTTATGATGCTAACGGTAATGCTAAAAGCTTTGTAGAGCTTAGTGCTATTAGTGTTACTAATGTAAGTGCTACTCAATATTGGGGTCTTCCCGCAGGGAGTGACGGTACCCTTAGTGGCTTAAGTGATACTCGCGTTAGTTCTACAGGTGATCGGGCACCCCTTCATGGTGAGTCTCTTGTTTATAGCGCAGGATATTGGACACCATGCGCGGTAATTGCAGGGGGTGGTGGTGGTGTTAGCTTTCCCAATGGAAACACAGGAGATATTCTATATTACCAATCGGATGGAACCTCTGTAACGTCTCTATCTCCAACTGCAACCCCGTTAAACCTTGCTACTACTGGTAATCTTGTTATTAAACAGGCGGAAACAATCCAGTATGTAATTGATAACTACGTTCCATTAGACGGCAGCACTAATGTAACTGGGCCACTTACCTTCGTTTCTAATTCACCTCAATTCACAACTGGCTTTAATGCTACTGGTCCTTTAGTATTTACAGGCGCAGCATCTTTCACTGAGAGACCTACGATTGGGGGGACCAATTTCGCAATTGCTACTGACCTTAATACCTACGCTACGAATACAACATTCTATTCCACAACCGCAACGCTACTTGAGAAACCTTCCGCAGGAGGCGATGGTGACCTATTGCTTTACAGCACGGGTAACACTACGGATACTACCGGAGTTACAGCATTTATAACAGACCAAAATATTGTTACAACTCCTGATCTCTCCCCCTACGCTACGACTACTTCTCTAGCCACTACAACCGCATATGCGGAAGGTGTAAGTGCGGCGGTAGCCGCCTCCGCTGCACAGGTAGCTAACGCTTACCAGCCTTTGCATGTCAACCTAACTGAGCTTGCTGCTCTTTCTCTTACAAGGGGGGATATATTATATGCTAACGCTGCCGGTGAGTTAGTAGCGTTAGGGGCGGCTGGAAACACCGGCTATACATTGAAATTGGTGAACAACGAATCCGGCCACCCAATACCAACGTGGGTATTCGTCGAGTAGCCTAACCTAAAAGCATATCACCACGCTTAAGTGAGTTGAATAGGCGCAGGTAGAAAAGTTCTCTAAGGGCATCCAACTCACGCATAACGCTGGTTAGTTCCCTGAGGGTTCTTTCTGATATTTTCTTATCATCTTTTATTGCTTTCATTCTTTCCATGCAATTTTCTATCATACTTAACTGGTCCGTCGTTAAGGTGTTTATTGCGTCTACTTGAGCCTTAGAGGTCAAAATGTCTGGGTGTTCGTTTCTCATATGTTTATCTTGTTGATTTCAAACTTCAAATTATTATAGTGCTTTATTCTTTGCTTGGAGTGGGATTCCAAATACTTGACACGATCATAGAAATCATAAAGGAATACTTTAGTTTTACCTTTAGCCTTTCTCGTACCTCTTCCTAGACCTTGAATGGTTGGAACTTCTCCCGCTAACCCTCTAGCATTGATCATGTG